CTTGTTCAATTTGATTTTGACGGAATCGAAGTTTCAAATCTTCAACAACCTCTGTTCTTTGTTGCAACCACTGATCTTCGGACATGTTAAATATAAATTCATAAATAAATTTATCTGAAACTAATTTCGAATCTCGCATTGCTGTTGCTAATGTCATTTTTTCAGTCATTAATGCAACTTTTTGTTGGTCATAAATAATTGATGGTGCGGTTAATTCTAATTCAAATCCAATTAAATCTTCACCCTCAAAGCCTTGTGCATATAAATGTACAATTGCAATTTTATATAATTCAGATATAGCAATCTTTTGTATGCGTTCAATTGTTCTAGCAAATCGAATATCCATTGATGCTAATGTGGTTTTTCCTTCAACGGCTTCTTCAAAACCTAAAAATGCTTTTGGAATACGCAATGCAGCCATCATTTTATGTTTGATGTAATTGATATCATCAATACCTGTAAAAGTCATACCTGGTAATGTATCAATTGCTGTAGATGACTGTCCTCCTCGTACCGGTAAATAATAATCTTCAAGCATATTAGCAAGATTAAATTTCATATTGTAATTTCCAGTTTGTGGATCTACGTGAGGAATTTTTTTCATTTTCATGATAATTTGTTCCATGAAACTATCAACTTCATTTGGTGGAATATTACCAATATCAATTTTAAAAATTCGTTTTTCTGGTGCTCGCATGATACGATGAATAAGCATTGCATCTTCGAGCATCATTAATTTTTGAAATTCTTGACGAGCTCCTTCTAACATTGATTTACCATATGGTAAAAAATTAGAATCTGACAACATTCTAAAATGTGCTATTTCAAAAACATCGTATGTTGCTTGTTGATTTGCAATGTTTTTAAACTGTATTTTATATTCACCCGTTGCTTGATCATATTCTTCCCAACGTTCCATTTCATAACTAGAAAATGGACGTACGTTAATAATACCAATTTCATCAGCAATATCTAATTTTAAAAAGAAATCTCCATATTTTACCATGTTACGAATCCATGGCCAAAGATTAAATTCAATATTCAATACATCATAAAATAAATTGTAAAGAATTTTTTGAATTTGCGTTTTACTTGTTTTGATAGTTAAAATATCACCAAATTGATCTGCAAGTGTAGATTCATCTGAATATATATCTAATGCTGAACTAATAATTGGGTCGCGGTCCATCATTTCGTAATCTGCATAAAGTTGCATACGATTCTGATGCATGTAGTAATTTGAATCATAACCACCCATTCCACCTACACGATGTTTATTTGCACCATGCAGTCTAGTATATCTATCCGCAACTTTTGATTGATTTAAATTACCACGTGATTGTAATCGATTGGTATCAACAACTTTTAATCGATCTTTACCATATGCTCGAACAATAACGTTCGTAGCAAAAAGATTTTGTAATCGTTTTCTTAATGTAGGCATATTTTTATCTATTTTAATATAAATATAACTTGTTATAGAACTGCGGCGTTAACGTATCAACCAAGTCAAATCTTCATTGCTATCGCCAACATTCCAATTCCATGAATCTTTTCCAGAATTTTGATTTCGATTAGTATAAATAATTTGTTCTGATGTTTTTGTGAACTGAGAAAGTGCACGTTTATTAAGTTCTATTCCTTGTTGTCGCAATTTAAGCGACGTATCTCGTAACCATAATCCGATACAAAAAGACATAACAAGGTCATCATTATATCCATTTTGAGCTTGTGCTTTGCCATTTAACCAAACAAAGACAAACAATTCTTGTATCAAACGTTTTGAACGAATTAGAGGCGTTCGTTCTCGCATATACATTTCAAGTGCCGATATCATTAATGGACGTGTACGTGAGGTTGTTGATACGCCAGGAACCATCTGCGACTTATCCTTCATATCATAACCCTTTTTAAGTTGTATGTCTACATCAACATAACCATCATCTTTATATGTATAAAATATATTTTCATATCCGCGGTCTAATGCTGGTTGAATTGCTGCCCAGCCTATGTTTGCATTTTCAATTGCCAGTAATGCATTGTTCCATTCTGTTGCAACTGATACAAGCATATTACCAAAATCTTTAGGTGGCAGTTTGCCTTTATATTCTGCAACTTGTGCTATTGATTGTACATCAATAACATGAAATGTTGACCAGTCAGCGCCATCACCTCGGGCAACGTCAGCTACTACTATGTAATTTTTTTCATAGTTAGGATATTCCCAAATCCAATAGCTGTTATCAAAGCCTCGTCGTTCGATAGGTTCTTGACATTTTATTTCATAATCCATCAATATAGCACCATCTATTACAGTATGACCAGATGAAATAAAGTCGCAATCACATTCTTGAGCAGCACCCCGTTCACCTAATAATTTTGTTTGTTCATCGCGCCATTCTTGATCTCGATCTGGGTGTACGGTCCAATGTAATTTAATTGTATGGAATCCGTTAATCTCTTGTTCAGCTTCTGACCACACTGAATGAAACCAATTACCAATACCGTTAGGTGTAGATAAAACAATAGCACCACCACCCGTTGATAATGTTGCTTGCGATGCTACCCATATTTCTTCAATATTGCGAATGAATGCAGCCTCATCTATGATTAACAATGATAATGCTTCAGAACGTGCTCCTGTGGTTGCGGATGAAACTGCTTTAATTTGTGAGCCGTTTTTGAATTTCAATGAAAGTTTATTGTCTGCTTCAATATTACCTTTTAACCAACTAGGTAAATTGTCATGCATTACCCGTACTTTAGTTACTAAGTTTTTTGCTACTTCTTGTGTTGTTGCAATAACAAGTACGTTGAAATCTTCTTTGAATAACATGCTCCAGAGAGCAAATCCTGCAGAAAGAGTTGATATACCTAACTGTCGTGACTTTAAAATTACGTTATATCGATTATCTCGCAATTCAGTCAATGAATTTTCCTGAAATGGATATAAGTTAAATTTGATCTTACCGCGTTTAGGATGTTGGATATAACAATATTGCTTCATGAAAAAAACAGGATCTTTAGCACACATTGTGTACTGTTGTTGAATGATCTGTTTTATATTTTGTGACATATTATTTTACAATTTGATTAATTAATATTCCAGAGCCTAATGTTGTAAATATACCCAATCCGAACCATAAGCCTTTTGCTTCATACCATTTTGGTTTAAGATAACGTTCTCTGCGAATATATAATTCTACATTTTCTTGTAACAATGCAATTTGTTGATCTTTATATCGAATTTGTAATGAATCTAATTTAATCAATTCATCTTGTTGTTTAGATAATGTTACGTATTTATTAATTAATGCGTTGTTAATTGAATCTAATGCAAATAATGAATCTAATGTATATGAAATATCAACAATTTCTTGTTGCGTAAAACACGTATCTGGTTTAGTTTGCGCAAATGCAAATACCGGAAATAATAATATAATTAATAATCGTTTCATATTAATTTTTTGATTTTCGTCCTCGACGCGTTTTATTTAAAATATTTTGTTTAGCTTCTTCTACTGGCAATTCTGTTACTTTTAATTCTTCTTTAGCAGTTTCTAAATCAGCAATTTCCGTTTTAGTTTCTTGAATCTCTTGTTTAACTTCAACACGTTGTTCTTCAATTACTTCAGTCTTTCCTTGTAGTTGATCAATTTTTTGATTATTATCATCAATCTTATCATCAATTTTTTTAACTTTGCGCTTGTCATTTTTATTAGATGCCATTGCAAAAATAGCTAATAGTGCTAATATGGCACCTACGATAACTGCCCAATATTTTTTAATTGTTTTCATCTTGTTTGTTTTCCTTATTTAGTTTTTCTAGAAATTTTATTTTAAATTCTTCAAATTGTTTTTGTATAGTGTTTTCAAATTCTTCTGCAGTCATTTTTGCTGACCAATGTTCAACTTGTCCATCTGAATTTGAAACAAATTGTTGTACTTGCGTATATGCTTGTTTTAATAATTCAACATCTCGTTCTGCATCTCGTAGCCAAGCCATTGCATTTTCTCGAATTTTATTTTGTTCGTATTCATCATACTTGCCGGCTTTTTTTAATTCGTGTTCCATTTCAATTACACAATCAAAACACATTCCATGAATTTTACGCATTTTTTGATCTAACTGATGTGTACCGACACATGTGCATACGTCTTTTCTACAATTGGGAAATGATTGCAATTCATCTCGTATAGATTGAAATATTTCAGAATTCTTAGTTTTTCGTATACGAAAACCTTCTCGTTGTTCTACAACATGTACATTGCCATTAGAATCAGTTTCTTCCCAAACATCTCCTATTTCTCGATGTTCTGATTTTTTTGATTGAGCATCGGAAAAGCCTACAGTTTTTTTAGTTTGAAACTTGTGAGTTCCATCTAACATTTGTTGTACGGCTTTAACATTTTGTAACTTTTTTGACATAACTTGTTTATTTTATTTATTAAGATTCTGAATCAGATTCTTCTTCTTCTGGTACGTTAATACTTTTAATTTGATTAATAGCCATAGCTTTTGCTCGTTCTAAATCTTCTGGATTCAATTTCAATAACAATTTAGCTAATGGAGATATTGCAGCAGAAACCATAGAACTAGGTCCTCGTTGTTGTTTTCTTTTCAAAAACACCAACCACTTTCTAATAGCTAAAATACCTTCAGCTTCTTGTTGTTCTACATCTTTTTTAACATCGGTAGTTTCAGCATCTTGTTCTCCAGCCGGTGGAGTAGGTGTTGTTGGTGCCGTAGGTGTAGTTGGTGTAGCTGGAGTTGGTGCAGCAGGTGCTGGAGTTGGAGCCGCAGCTGGGGCCGGTGTCTCCGTTGTTCCTGCTTCAGCATCTGGTGTTTCTTCTGCAGGAGCGTCTGCAGGAGCGTCTGCCGGTGCATCTTCTGGTGCGTCTTCTGTTTCTCCTCCTTGTTCACGCAAAACTTTTAAAATTTTTCTGCGAATATATTCGCGTACTAAAAGTTCTTTTTGAGTTGGCGTTAAACGATTTATTCGTTCTTGAATTTCTGGAGTAGTTACACCATGATCAATTAATTCTAATTTTTTCAAATATTCATCGGAATCAGTTTTTTGTCGTTTATTTAAAACTTTAGCAGCATGTTTAGGATCATAATCTGCAGACTCTGGATCGTATAATCTATCGTTGTCAGTATATTTTTGATATAGCTTTCCATCATCTTGTACGGCTTTATCAGTTTTACGAGCAACCTTTTCTTGCTTTTTGCCGGTAGAAAATGGATTCAAATTTCCTTGTTTGTCATCATGAGTATAATCTTTAAGATCTTTTCTTGTTTTTATTTTTTGAGATTTTTCAAAATCTTTTGGGGTTTTATACTTGCTTTTGTGTTTTTCAGCCATGATTAAATTCCAATTTTAATATAAATATGTTATCGCGCGTATTTCAATACTCCTAGTATCTGATTAACAGGTGCAAATGCTCCCGTAAGTTTATATGTATTGCCTCGATATGTAAATACTACTCCTTCAGATGGAACTATTGCATCAAACCCTCCTAACTTGTCAATTCGTTTAAGTTCCAATTCCAATTTAGAAATTGTTGCTGGATTTGGATTATTTTGTAATTCTTTTGTAAGTTCAGCCATCTCTTGTTTGATTTGTTGAACTGTCTTAGATGGATTTGCTGCTAAGAAATTTTCTGCATTTTTTAATGCAACCGCACCTAACCGTAAAAATATAGTTTCAAACGGTTCCATGTTTTGTTTGTAATATTGTTTGAATTCTTTTTTATCAAATTCTTGAACCCAATTTAAAAATTCTGGATTTGTAATTTGTTTTTTAAGCGAGGTCATGCTTTCTGATTTGTCAAAGAATCCCCATCGATATATTAATACATTTAAAATATTTTCTGGAATATCATATCCTAGTTTAGCAGCTTGAGCTTTAATAACATCACGCCACCATGCTCGATGATATTCGGTAACTTGATCTGTATCTTTTAAATTATATCGATTTCGTAATTGATCAATTTCATTGAAGAATGCTGCTTGCTGATCTTCAAAATTAGATATTCGTCCAATTTTAATTTTTTGTGGAGGAATAAATGAAAATGTTTTTTGAAGATGTGCATTTGCATCTTGTATGATGCCTTGCAAAGTCCCGCCGCCTGTTAAGTCAGTTTCTACAACATTTCCTTGTTCGTCATATTCTACTAAATTGTGAAATTGTAATACGGCAACTTCATATGCAATAACATTACGTGTTGCTGGATAAATAATTTCCATATTAGCAAATACACGACCATTTTTAAATATTTGATTGAGTTTATCTTGCGGTATGCGACTAAATGCTTCTGCTAAATCTTCTGCGGCATTTCCAAATGCATCTGATATTGGCCCTCTACCTCCAAACTTATCTTGTATTTCTTGTACCGACATTGGATTAATTACAGTACCTTTATTACGAGCAAAACCAATTTGTCCATTTTTCCATGTTACTTGAATGTTTTGTCCATCGGTTTTTTCAGTTACTGCTGCTTCTATGTCTAACCGTCCTTCTAACGCTCTGCTAACAATTTCTTTCATATCATTGAAAGTTAATCCATGATCATCCCATGGGTGCGCCATATGTCCTGCAGCACCTCCTTCTGTTAATCTTACGCCATAAACCGTTTTTGGAAATTTATCAAAATCATATACAAATGATCGATCATCTTGTTTATCTAAATAGTTACTTAACTTGTTGATTTTATTTTTATGTCGACGAGTTTCAGCGTTATTCATTGTAGCGCCAAATACTTCATCAATATCTTCTTGCAATTGCATTGTCCACCATTCTTTTGTAAATAATGCTTCTTGCAAATTTGTTGAAATTTGCCATATATTTTTAACTATAGCATCATCGAATTGTGGATATGATGCACGAAATGTTTCGTAATCGCGATTAACGATTGCTTGTCGTACAATGGTTGCTGATATAGGCGTACCATTTGCATATGTTTCTGGATCTACATCAATACTTAATTCTGTTGCATCAATTCCTGCAGGAATTTTACGTCCTTTTTTATCGCCAATTGTTGCATATTTGTCTACATTCGGAACAAACGTTTTTGCTCTAACGTAATCATCACCTTTGGCAGAAGCTGCCATAGCATATTGTCCAGTTGCATCTGCCGGTAATTCAAACAAATATTCGTATGCAGCGGTGATTGGAGAATTATGTTGTGTAGGTTGAATTATAATTTTGTCACTTATATCGCCATTGCTACGTATTAAATTAAAGATTTCAATAGTTTGTTCTCTAGTAATACCATCGCGCGGGGTAGGTCCTACTAATAGTATAACTCGACCTACTTTTGGAGATTCTGCATAACGTTGTGCTAATGCTAAATGAGCTCCAGTTAATGGTTTAAATCCTCCAGGAAATAAAACTGTTATTTTATTCATTATGTTCCGTTTTATATAAATATCATTAAAATATATTAGCTGATTATTTTGCCGCCAGGTAATGGATCTGTTGATCCGCCGGTTACTCTACTTGTACGATATACAAAACTTCTTAATTTAAGTGCATCGCTAGCATTTCCATTAGTAGTACGATTAACAATCATATAAACTCTAACATAAAATCCTTGATGATTTGCAAATGACGCTAATCCACCTACGCCGTTAGTTATAATAGCATTACGAGCACCGCCTTCGGTTGCAACTGAATTTATTGGAGTAATTTGCATTGTACTAGATATCGATTGTGGAGTACTCCAAGAATTATATCCCGTTGTAGTACCAACACTTCCAGTATAACTAGCAGATTGAATGTACCATTCTGCTTGTAATGTACCTAATGCTGAAGCAGCTGGTGTAAATTCATACATATATGAAACTTGCATTCTAGTTTCTCCTGGTAAAATAAACGTTTCAAATATCGATGCAGTTTGCGGAGATGTTGTTAAATCGCCAGTATATGTATATTCTGCACGTTCAAAATATACAACACGTCCTACATTTAAACCATCAACAAATTCGTTATTAGAATCAAATAAAACTACACCTCCTTGTTGTGCAATGAATGATGATGCTGTTACATTTCCTTGTGCCGTTAAATGAAATCCACTTGCAGAAATTTCAATATTTCCATTAGCACCACTAATAAATGTTGTTGCAGGATTTCCAAAAAAGAATTTATTTGTTCGAACATCTATTTCCGAATTAGCAGTTGCATATCTAAAATAACTTGAAGTATTTGCATAAAGTTCTAATCCAACTCCGCTATATGCAGCTCCGCCTTTTGTTCCTGCGCTACCAGGTAAGGCTGATCCAGACCAAAGTAAAAATCCTGGAAATCCTGCAGCAAAGCCTTCGTATCCCAATGATCTAACAAATCCAGAATTAGGATATCCGCTAATTGCAACGCCACTATTTAATGAATCTGCAACATATAATGATCCGGTAAGCATTGAAAAATTGCCATCAATATATCGATTACCGCCTTCCCAATCTTTATTATATACATAAGATATTTGTTTGCTTCGTTCTCCTGCTACATTGTAATATTCTGCTTTAAAAGAAATTTGATTGTCTATTTTATGTGTAGTTGTAATTGGAGTTTTGATTCTAGTATAATTTGGAGAATATCCTGCATCATTATCCGTAGTAACTCGTATATCAGCAACTTGCCATTCGCCTGATTCTACTATTAATAACAACGTACCATTACCAGTATATTCAGATTCAAAATTTAATATGATATCATCAAACCGCTGATTATCGCCTACTGCTCGTAATTCCCCAATGCGTTTTCCAAATTTTACAGGAAATTCTTGATTAAAATAATCAGTTGGATTTGCATAAAATGCACTTCCAGATAAATATACTGACAGAACTGGATCTACTGAACCATTTCTTGTTGCTAAGGCATCAATTGTTATTTTATATGATGAATTTTCAATAAAATATCCAGAACTAGTAGTTTTTACAAGCAATACCGAATTTTCTGCATCTAAGTTTAATGAACTAGAAATTTTCATTGCATTGTTTAATGATGCCGTCGTCCATGTTAATGTTGGAGCTGTAGCAGAAACAAATCCATTATATGCAGATGCTGTCCAATACGTATTAATTGTGCTTTGCGTAACAAATGTTCCAACGGCTTGATCAGGATATAATGATGCGGTATTTGTAACAAATATTTCCGTTTCTTCTAATTCTACATCATTAACCAAATCCCAAGAACCAATTGTACCATTATTGTTAGTAAATACTTTGATTCTTGAAACATCGCCAGTTGCTGGATCTAATCCTTTAACTTGTATATATGCAAATGATTGTGAATTTTCTGTTGGTGTATATGTAGGTGTAGCTTCATATGACAATGAAAATGCAGAATATCCAAATGCATTATACGTGTGCGATGAAATACTCTGGCTGCTATAAACTGTATACTCTGTATCTAACAATGCCGTAGTTGGAGATAGAATCTTTTTAATTGTAGATACATAAGGTGTTGTAACTACCACATAATTAGGAGTAGGAGTAGGATTAGTCGGTGTCGCAACAGTTATAGTACCAGTTGACATATCTGAAGTAAATGTGCCGCCGCTTATTTCTATTGCAGGTTGATTGTTATATAAATAATATCGTACTTGTCCGGTAGTGTAATTTGGAAATTGTCCATTTGTATAAGTTCGATCTAATTGAACTCCTATTATTTCTTCAACAACTAGTTCAGGTTCAGTTTCAAAAATAATTTCTGAAACGTTTGATACATTTGGATTAACAGAAACTGATCTTGTCCACCGTATATTAGGTTTGTTTTGCCATTCTGCTGGTACAATTGTATTGTTGATTGTAACTGCTTCTGAAAGCAATGTTATGGTACAATCACCTGGAGATGTATCTTCATAAATATAAATTGCAATTACGCGACTTTTATCTTCATCGATATAATCTACAACTTCATGATAAATTGGATCGCCATTGTAATCTAGTATTTCAATTCCTAATACCCCGCCCACTTTCAAATTTTGAGGATTTCCTCGCAATTTAAATAAATTCTTTCCAGCAGTTAATCTAATAGGAAATTCAGATATTTGAAAATAATCAGGAGATGTTAGTGACGTATCTTCAAAATAAACTGGAGTAAATTGTAAACCTTTATATACAGCTTCTTTGCGTTTCATGAATTTGATACTTTATTATAAATATCAAACATGATTAATATTGCTGAATCCGTTTGTTTTATTTACTTCAATTAAATTATCTACCATATCTCGCATTGAATCTACGTGTGATATGATAATCGAGAAATCAAATTTGGTTCTAAAATAATCAAATAAGTTTACTACCGATGAAATATGTTCTGCATCTAATGAACCCCAACCTTCGTCGATTGCAATGAAATTAGGACGAGGCAATGCAGAAACATTGATAAGTGCTATGCGAATCGCCAATGATGAAATAAAACGTTCCATGCCAGACGTTAATTCTAATGGCCAATAGTTATCTTCATCATATATGATATATCCGTTAATATTTTTGCCATCAGTATTTAATACCATGTTAAAATCAACAATCTGATTAAGTACATTGTTTATTTCAGATTCAATTTTAGGAACAGCTTTTGAAATTAATTCATACGGAATACCATCTCGTTTAACTGATTCTAAATAATATCCATAAGCCTTATATTCAGTTTCCAATTGACGATAACGATCCAATTGTTCTATTGCAGCACCTTTATTTGTTTTTGCAACTTCAATTGCACCAAAGAGTGATTTGATTTGTTCTTGTATGTTTTTTATTTGATCTGAACATGTTGAAATTTTTTGTTTGCATTCATTGATTTGCGTATCAACATGTTGATTATGTGTAATTGATGTTTCATTTTTGCGAAATGATTCTTGCCGTTCTACTGTAGTTTCTAATTCAGATTCTCGAGTTTGTAAATCACTTTCTAATATTTGCAATTGTAATTCATTGCGTTCCAACGTAATTTTTTTAGTTGCAATAGTATTTTTAAGTTTATTATACTGAGTTTCTAATTCAAATACTGGTTTTAATGATTCTAATTCCGTATTAAGTTCTTCGATGTGTTGTTGTAAATCATTTAATATTGTTCTATCCGCTTCAATTGTATTTTGTGCTTCGATTGCATTTTGAACGAAAACGTTAGATGTACAGTATTTGCAGTTTGGATCATATTCGTGAGACTCAAGATGTTTAATTTTTTCTTGTTTTCCATTTACGATTTCCTTTTGTTGTCGATATTTTTGTAAAAGTGTGTTAACTGAATGTTCTATTTTTGAATATTGTGTTGTTTTTGTTGTAATATCATTAACATCGAATTGAGTTAAATGTTCTTCTTGAGTTTCAATTTCTGCTGTTAATGTTTCTAAGTCTTGTTCTGCCGTTTCAATGTCTTGTTGAATGGATTCAATTGTAGCAATTAAATCTCGTTCTTGTCGTTGCAATTCATTGATATTTGGACCATCATATGTAGTTGGAAGTTTTGTTTCAATCAACGAAACAATTTGTTCTTGTAGATTGTTTCTAGTTTCTTGTTGAGCATCTTCTTGTTGTTCTAATGAAATAATATTGTCCTGATTT